CTCCACTCTCAAAACGTATCTGCCTTTGACATTCTTGCGCCAGCCGTGAACTTCAACTCGAATACCGGCATCTCTGACCAGCGCAATCGTGGGTGATTCTTGAATCTTCTTGATTCTCTCTGCGACACCTGTGCTAGTCACTTGAACGGCTAAGACTTCGTTCTTGCGAATAGCCAGGATGTCGCACCATCCCCACAAGTCTTGACGTATCTTTGACCAAGGATTCCACTTCTCTACTATCGCGCAGAAGTAGCCCTGTTCTCGCAGATACTCAAGACTGCGTTGGGTTGGTGTTTTAGAGGAGGCCATTAGAAAGGAATGGCATCGTCCTTGAATGGGTCATACTCTCTAGGCTTCTTGAGCGTAGCCTGGGGCGCTTCCATTGGTGGCTTGCGGTAATTAGGATCGGGTGTCCAGTTATCCTGCGCCAAGCTAATCAGTTCACCGATTCTGGTGGCTTTCTTCCAAGCGGCGATCTTGATTTGCTCACCAGCCTTAACATCTCTGTCTACAGTGATCACGCCCTTGTAGTCAGGTTGTGCTGATCCTGGCGCTTTCTTATCGTTCTGAAAGAGTACGCCCTTACCTGGTTCTGATTGATGCTGTTTCATGCTGCCTCCAGTGTATTTACCGCTGCCAACACCTTGGTTCGTGCTGTGGGTGTCATTGTTTCAATAACCTGCTGATTGGATTGTTTGAAAGCTTTTAGCTTCTCTAGCTTCTGCTTGTCATCAAGCTTTCCTGCTTTTACCTTTGAAATCATTTGGTAAAAGATACTCTCCCAATCTTCTAAACTCACCGCTGTATCGTATGGTTCCTCTTGACCTGGAATGTACAGAGGCAAAAAATCCTCACCTACGGCCTTAGCTGACTTAATCTCGTCAACGATGTCTGCCGCACCCATGTCTTTGATCTCTGGTGCAGCAGTCTTTGTCGGTTTATCGTCAAAGTCTTGGACTTCTTCGACGCTATAGGTTCCAACCACACAGCCTGGATACACTGCTCTGATTCCTTCTGAGATGCAGCGGCTGCGTAGCATTGCCCGAGGATACTTATGCCATCCGCTACCAGGTTTGACCAATCCAATATGCTTTGCCTGATCGAGAGTCCAAGTAACAGTAATAGACCCACCAGCAGGGTGGCTGAAAACACCAGAAACTCGTTCATCTGTGTAGTCCTCCCATTGAACTTTGCCGCCTGAGTTTTGGAAACGTGCCAGCATTGCGTCAGCTTTCAGTGCTGGTCTGCCCTGAATGATGTGATAGTCACGCGCAGCGATTGCAGGGTGCTGGCCTTCTGCTTGGGCTATCAGCATGAGCGCCATAGCTTCATCTGCGGTCTTGACACCAAATAGACCGGACTTGGCTACTGCTAATGCCATGCGCTCTATGTCTTGAACGGGTACTAAGTTACTCATTGCGTATCTCCCTGATTTTGGGCTTTAAAGATTGCGTAATCCGCAGTTGTTTTCGATCCCATTTCAATCGTTACTCGCATAACAGGATCAGCGGCTATCCAGATAGGCAGGGCAAATTGATCGGGAACAGGTACTCCAGCGTTGTTGTATGCCAGCGTTGTTCTTGCCACAATGTCTGCCGCAGCTTCGTACAGTTTGTGCATAGGATGATCAGTTGTGACCTTGCCGTTAATTTTGGTTGATTTCATGTTTTCACCCCTAACTCATCAGCGATTCTTTCCATTGCATCACCACCGCCTGAGATATTCAACGCTTTCAATATCAGTCGCAAAGACTCATCAATAATTTCGTCGTAAGTGCCAGGATCGGCATTTTTAATTGCTTCAAGCGTAAATCGTGCATCTTCCAACGCTTCTAAATCTGCGCTATTTTGCGCGTAAAGCAAATCTATATCGGCCTGAAAGTTACTCATTTCTCATCTCCTTATTTAAGTAGGAATCGGCGTGAGCCTGGGGTTTCCACAACAAACTTCTCATAGATGTCTGGCATGGCCTGTTGAAACAACTTGCTATCAAACTTGCTGCTAGCTTTAGCAGTGCGCCAGGTTGCTAGGGTTCTGCCGCCTAAGTCTGTCAGCGTAGACTTGTCTGCCATGTAGCCCCTGATAGCGACCTCTAGTGCTTCTGACTGTTCCTCTAGTTCCTTGATCTTTGCCTTGTATGCCTTGAGTGCTTCGCAGGCTTTCTCGACAGCGCCAGACGCGACGATGGTGGCTTCTGTGGACTCTGGATAGATAAGCTTTACGCTGTCCAGGCTGTCAGGTTCTGGCAGGGTATTGGTGGCTACCATGCCCCAAAGTTTTGCCATTTGCTTGATCAGGCTTTCTTTTTGTTCGTCAGTAATGGTGAAGTGATAGGTTCGGAATGCTTGCCCACCAAACAGGACTGCAAGGTATATCTCGCTGACGTTATGTACGGCAGCCTCATGGATGAGCTGTGCCATATCAGCAGCAGGAACCACACCTGTTTCTTCGTCGAACTTAGACATAACGCCAGCGTTGTAATTTTTGCATTCAACGAGCGTTCGTCCATCTGCACTGATGTAATCAAAGTGAGAGCGTAGCCATGGTTCATCTTGATGTGACAGTGCATAGTCAGCGTCCTTGAGTTCGATCTTGTGCTTGTCCTGGAATAGTCTGGCAATCGTAGGTTCCATCACTTTGCCCATTTGCACAGCTTCAATGCCACTCAGATCAGGCGCTTCCTTCTTGCCTAGCTTTTCTAGGATCACGTCAGCAGCGCGACCATTAGCGGCTTTACGGCTGTCACCTGACCACCAGGCAGAGCGTCGAATCTCTGGCGAAAAATCATCTTGATTAGGACTTGTCATTGGTTTCCCCTTTAGTAACTTCTAAGTATTGACGGATAGCTATCTGGACTGCTTGCTCAAAAGTAATGTTTAACAGCATTGCTCGACAGGCAATGTCACAGGTGAGCGACCAGGGTAGTTTGGCTATTTCATTGGTCACGGCGCACCTCACAAATCTGGGTCAATCCAGAACCCCGCACCAAAAATCAGGGGTATTGGGTCGTATTCGTCACCTTCGGCCTCTTGAATCTCTTTTTGCAAGTTCATGCATTTCTCATGTAAATCCATCACTAAAGCGTAGACTTTTCGGCCTTCTTCTTGGTATTGGTTGTGCAGTTTCTTTAATTCGTTGATTTCTTTTGGTGTCATGGCGCACCCCTTTCACGGATAGAAAAAGCACAATAAAAAGAATCACGAGCAGCACACACTTTCGCGCATTCCTCACGTTCATAAGCCGCAGCAAGTTCAGCAAACGCATGGAGGCTTCTCCACTGGTTCTCAGTCGCGCCCCAATCTGGCGGCATGATTCCAGCTTCTGCCGCCCATTTAACAATGTCATCTCTGGTCATAGCATCCCCTTAAAACGGACAGTCACGCATGACTTCATCTAGTTCCTTTTGCTTCTTTTCGCGTTCAATAGACATTTCTTCGTTCAGGACAAAGAAACGCGCAGACTCACCGCAGTCACCAAAACGGTAGGACTGACGTTGGGCAAAGCAATAAGGGTAGTCTTCCTTGCCAGTTACCATGCTGATCTCGGTAACTTCTGGATTGATACAGCGGTCTTTCTGACCGTGTGGTGTACCGAAAAATGCACAATCGATACAGAGTTTGATGTCTTTCAGATACGTCATAACTAATCCCCTTTAAGGTCTAATCGCTGTGCAAAATTGCACAACCGGACATTACAGTACCACAATTAACTTTAACAATGAGTAATTTCTATCGTTTCCTCCATGTCAATAGTCTATGTTCTGGCATACTTCCTGCTATATATGTTATGTATTCATACAATATAATTGAAAGACAGATATAGTTAGGAAGTAATATAATAAAACCCGAAATATAGTAGGAATACTGTCGTATTCCTGACGATCGTAGATAAGACGATCGTAGATAAGACGCCTTATATTATTTCAACCATGTAATGCTTTGAACCTTAACTACATGGTATAGGTGTTAGTACTACAGACGTTAAAACGTCTGTCGTTATATAACATATATACGGGGTGTTGCTTATTTGCCAAAAGTGGGGCGTTTGGGCTTTGGGGGTTTCCATCCCATAGCTTTGAACCGTTCTCTGATATCGGTTCCTGGTGGTGTCCATTTGAATTTGTTGTCCAAAATGGTCAACGGTTCTGATGACTCGCTCTTAGGTGCGGATGCGCGCGCGGGAGAATTTTTGACTAATGCCAGTTTTTTAGCTGGTGACATAACAACCTCCTGATGACAATGCCTCTAGGACTCGATTAGAGCCCCATAGCGGCGAGAAAACGAAAAAGGGTAAGCTAGGATATCACTTACCCTTAAAAAGGCCTTAAAACGGCCCTATTTGCAATTCACTGAAAACGGAACCATAACGATATCTCGGTGGCCTGCCAGGGTTAGCCTGGCAATCAATTTGATACAGCGCCAACGTGGTCTAAGCTTTTGACCTAATGGCGTGCTATAGGCAACCGGAGTTTTATATTCCCGAATCTGGTAGAAAATTTTCTGCATTGTCTAATTCCCCTAAAACGGCCTACAGGCCGAAAAAATAGGGTTACCGATATCCTGGCAACCCTTGATAGAAAAACGTCTTAAAACGGTTTGAAGTTATGTTTCATTTTTGGAACCAAATAACCAAATTAAAAGAAAAATGCTGCCTGGTGGTATTAGCAAACAAATAATTGCAAGAATAGTATTTCTATCCATGTTTAAACCATTTTGATGCTGTAAACGTAACCAGGTGGAGAGTTCAGCATATCGCGCATTAGTTCTGATCGCTCTTTAACAATTACCTGGAAACCGTCCGGTATTGCTTGCAATTGACTGCGGATTACTTTCTCGGCCTGCTTTAAACTGCTTGCATAACCTATAATTTCTCTATGGTTGAAAATAGGTTTTTTCATATCTAATCTCCATCAAAATGATAGTAAAACGAAAAGGAATGCCCAAAGGAATAAGAAAGCAACAAAGCCACCTAGCATTTCAAGTAAGGTTTGCATGGTCTGATTCCTCGCTGATAACTTGTTCAATGTATGCAATATCATGTTGAATCAGATTGTTTACCGCATTGGAAACGGCGGTATAAAAGCCTGATCGACACTGCATTAACGAGGAATGACTGTCATTCATAGCCGCGTAAACCCAAGCCTGATTCGCGTTATAAACGGCATTCATATCAGCAAGTGTCAATCTTGAAAGATACGCATTCAGAATCCGCGCATGGTCTATTTTGCTCATTGTCTTATCTCCATTTAGGAATCGGCGTAAAACACGCCCCTAAGCCCGATTAAAGGCTTAGAGTCGGGCTTTATGCTGCTATCAATTCCTCGGCCTGTTGACCGCAATTCATCAAAAAATCGGTAGCTTGTTGCGCTAGGCCTGAAGCTTTGAAGATAGCTTTGTTGTCATTCTTTAATGCTTTTAGCCATGATTGAATGTAACCAGCATGGCGCAAATCACCCTTGATTTGATGATGCTGACAGAGGAATGCAGCGCCTAATTCAGCAACTAATTCCTCGAATGCGTAATCAGCATTGCCGAATCTACCCTTGGATAAATCCCGATCACAGCGTGATTTTTCGCTAGTCCAATGTGTTAGCTCATGAAATGCAGTCGCATAGTAATGCTCGGAACTCTGAAAAGTTCCTAGTTCAGGCATTCTGATAACGTCACTGCTAGGAATGAAACAAGCGGTATCGCCACCATGCACAATACGCGCACCAGTTGCTGCGATTCGCTTTTCGCAAGCTTCAATCTTGGCATTGTCATTCGGAATATCGCCTGAAGGGATGATAGGGAAATCATCTACTTGCGAAACATTAAACACGAAGTAAGCTTTTGCGAATGCGTAAGCTTTTTCCTCGCCTTCTGGATTGGTTGATTTGGCCTGAGACCAAAATACAATCTTTGTACCCTTTTCACCCTTTTTAACCTGAGCGCCCTTGTCTGCCCATTGCTTATAGGTTCCCCATACTGGTACGTCATAACGTAAGCCGGACATTGCCAGGATAAGGCGATTAATGCCGCGATAAGGCTTTTGGCTAACGATATTCTTATCAGCACCAGCCGGAGCATTCCAGGGTTTAATCCAGGGTGCAGCACCCTTTTCTAGTTCTGCGATGATTGAATCTGTGATTTCTTGATAGATATTCATTTGTCTAATCTCCTGAGTAGGAAAGATGGGGAGCGAACTCCCCTATTGATTACAGGCCTAAAGCTTTTAAAGCGTAGTAGCCAAATGCTAGGAAGATAGTAGCAACAACATAAACAGCGCCAAGAAATAAGACTGTACCGGCTAAACTTTCGAGTAATTTCATTTTCGAATCTCCGTTAAGGAATTAATCAAGTGCTGCTGAAAACCATTATATGATTATGATCGTGATTATTCAACCTAATATTCAATGATATATTTCTATCAGGAAACGATATCTGATAGTCGCATTATATAGTTACTATATATATATAGCTTATAGGTAATTGTCTTATATGTAATATGGTCAGTATGTTGCGGAAAAGGTAAGATGACAGTATGACAACACGCTCTCTAGCATTGTCATTTTCCTATCGGGGCAGGGTAAAGCTATCGATGCCAGGTATTTAATATGCGTATGCTATTGATCATGGTCTGATTATGGTCTGGTAAGGTTTGGTAACTGTCAATCTGGCAAGGTTGTTTATTTGGGAACTGGAATGGTCGAGGTGGGGGTGGTTTGGCGTGCCCCCCAACCAGCTCCCCCCAAAAGTTTTTTCTGTTTTTTGTTATTCTTTGTTGTGTTGGAGACCCGATCAATCGGCGTCAAGGATAGAACCAACTGACACCTCGGAAAGACGGGGCGTATTGATTCCCTAGGCTTCTTCGCTGAAGCTCCTCTCGTGGTGAGAGTTCGCCCCTGGTTGTCAGGGGCTTTTTTTTGGCCTATCATGATTATGTGGTGATAGGGAGGTTAGGTATGTATAGTGAGGGTGGTATGGAGATTATGGTTGAGAGAGGGGTTGTGATGCCGCCTAAGTTGGAGAGTCGGTATCCGCATGGAGAGATGGAAGTGGGTGACAGCTTTTTTGTGGTGGGGTTAGGGATGCAGGTTGTGCTGAACGCCAACTGGAGGGCTAGTAAGAAGTTGGGGTGGCGGTTTTCCGCAAGGAAAGAAGGGGATGGTATTAGGGTATGGAGGGTGACATGAAGGTAGTGGAACTAAGGGAGGACTATGTGGACATGGCGCAGGATGATTACTGGGGTGCTGTACACCAGATGAATCAGGCTGAGTTGATTATGGAGTTGCGTCGGCAGCAGGACAGGTCGGCAAAGCTGCTGGCTGAGTGCTTGTCAGAGTTGTCGAGAATTAAAAGGGTG